ACAAGGTGAAGGAGGTTATTGAATGGATGCAAAAGAGTTCGACGCTATTGGAACGCTGATCGAGAGCCGCATACTGCAGATGACTCCCGAGCGCAGGGACTCCATGATTCATTTGTTTGAGCGCTTGTCTCGCGGCTTTGTTGGTGATGAGAACGGAGCGCTGATAGTGGTAAAGCACGAAGGCCATGTGGAGATCATGGCGGTTAACTTGGACGAGTTGGAAGCATCCGAGTTGATGGGCGTGTGCGCTATTAAGTTGCACGAAGAGATGATGTCAGGCGCTCCCGAAAGCGGGCTATTAAATTAAAAGGAAACCAATGAGCGCACCATACGATCAGATACTGACGATTGATTTTGAAACCTATTGGGACAGCAAAGGCGGGTACACGCTGTCGAAAATAACAAACGAGGAGTATGTACGTGATGATAAATTTAGAGCGTTCGGAGCTTGCATCCATGTATACGGAAGCAACGCAGTTACTCAATGGTATCGAGGAGATGAGCTTCATCGAATCCTATCGACATACAACTGGGAGCGAACAGCAATCTTGGCACATAACGCCCAATTTGATGGATCAGTCTTATCTTGGCGGTACGGGGTCAAACCCTGTTTCATCTTCGACACCCTGTCAATGGGGCGGGCTCTTCGAGGAATTGAAGTGGGTAACTCTCTCGCAAAATTGGCCTCCGACTTTTCCCTCCCCCCAAAAGGGACTGCTGTTCACTCCACTGATGGCCTCACTGAAATATCGGCGGAAATTGAAAAAGAACTCGCAGACTATTGTAGGCATGACGTATATTTGTGTGAGGAGATATTTAAGCGTTTCGTTGTTGGATACCCTACATCGGAACTACGGCTCATAGACATGACCTTGAAGATGTACACGCAGCCTTGCTTGGTGCTGGACAAGCTGATGCTAGTCAATGCGCTGGAAGAAGAGAAGGAGAAGCGTGAGGAGTTGCTGACACGCCTTGGTGTGACGGATGCTGCGCTGGCAAGTAACGGACAGTTTGCTGAGTTGCTAAAGGCTGTAGGCATAACGCCGCCCATGAAGAAAAAGAAACCAACGGCTAAGACACCTAAGCCTATTGGTATGAACTTCGCCTTTGCCAAGACGGATGCCATGTTCCAAGCCATGCTCAACGGGGACAACGAGGATGCTGCTGCGCTATGCGAGGCACGGCTCAAGGTTAAGTCAACTACCGAGCGCACTCGAGCGCAACGGTTCCTTGAGATCGCAGGCCGAGGTACTCTACCTGTGCCGCTGTCGTACTACGGCGCACTGTCAGGGCGGTGGACGGCCAGCAAGGGGAGCGCCATTAACATGCAGAACCTAAAGCGTGGGTCGTTCCTACGCAAGGCGATCATGGCTCCTGTTGGGTATCAGCTTGTTGTGGGTGACTTGTCTCAGATCGAGCCGCGTGTGCTGGCATGGCTAGCGGACTACCAAGACCTGCTGAGCATCTTCCGTTCGGGTCAGGATGCCTACGCACAGTTCGGGGCGCAGATGTTCAACATCCCCGGCATGACCAAGGACAGCCATCCAGTGCATCGCCAGTCAGCGAAGTCGGCTCTGCTTGGTGCAGGGTATGGGCTTGGGTGGGCATCGTTCGCTCAGCAGCTATTGGTCGGGTTCCTTGGCGCACCACCACTGCGCTATACCAAGATAGACGGACGGCAGCTAGGCGTTACGCAAGCGTACATCGACAAGTTCTTGGGTTGGGAAGATAACGTCAAGAAGCTGCTGGAGATACCGCACATCTGCACCATGAAAGAGTTGGTCATCCACTGCGTTACTGCCAAGAAGATCATCGACATCTACCGTGCAACAGCGCATCCTGTGGTGACGTTTTGGGAAATGTGTTCGGGGCTTATCAACTCATCCCTGTACGAGGGCGAGGAGTACACCTACAAGTGCCTCACCTTCCGCAAGGAGGAGATCGTGCTGCCAAACGGCATGAGCCTGAAGTACCCCAACCTACGCAAGCAGTACGAGCGTGATGCTGACGGCATCCTTACAAAGAAGTTTAACTGGGTGTACGGAGACGACGCTACCAAGCTGTACGCAGGGAAAGTAACCAACAATGTTACGCAAGCAGTTGCACGGATCGTCATGACTGATGGTATGCTACGGGTATCTAAAAAATATTTTGTGGCTGGAACTGTTCATGATGAGCAGATTGCAGTTGTACCTGATGAACAGGTTGAGTACGCTAAGACTTGGGTCTTGGCGCAAATGGTCATGGAGCCAAAGTATTTGCCGGGGATTCCCCTAGCCGCTGACGGTGGTGCGCACCGTAGATATGGACTAGCAAAAGGATAGGAGAAGTTATGCCGACAAAACTAAAAGCGCAGTTTCCAAGGCGCATGCGAGTAGGTAAGAAGATGTACTCAGTCGAGATCGTGGAAGCCATGCTCGATAAGAAGATCATAGGTAATGTCCACTACGACAACCAACACATTGCGATTGCATCGCGTCACCCACACACGGGTCGTATGCTTGCAGGCGCAGAGGTTAGGGATTCGTTTTGGCACGAGTTGGTTCACGCAATTCTGCACGACATGGGGCGACACAACCTCAACCGTGACGAAGTGTTTGTTACTGGGTTCGCTAACCGGCTATCGAAAGCCATTGACTCTGCGAGGTTCTAATGCCAAAGGTTGTATGGTCGCACTCAGCGCTCAAGGATTACGAAAGCTGCCCTAAGAAGTACCAAGAGGTGCGCGTACTCAAGAAGTACAAGTTCACCGAGACGGTTGCCACCCTGTACGGAACGGAGCTACACAAGGCTGCGGAGGAGTACATCGGCGAAGGTAAGGACTTGCCAGCGCAGTTCGAGTTCATTAAGCCAACGCTCGACGCGCTTATCAAAAAGCCCGGGCGCAAACTCGTTGAGCATCAGATGGCGCTTACAACCGATCTCGTTCCCTGCAAGTGGGTTGGTCCAGAGGTGTGGGTACGCGGCATTGCCGACTTGCTTATCATCGACGACGACAACCTTACAGCGTGGGTGGTGGACTACAAGACAGGGAGCAATAAGTACCCTGACAGGGAGCAGCTAAAGCTCATGTCCATCATGGTGTTCAAGCACTTCCCCCACATCCGTAAGGTCAACTCCGCATTGCTGTTTGTCGTCAAAAATGATATGGTCAAGCACAGCATGGTAGTTAGCCAAGCCGATGCCGAGTGGTGGTCATACCGCCAGCGTATTGCCCGTATCGAACAAGCGCATGAGACTGGTGTGTGGAACCCAAAACCATCACCGCTGTGCCCTTGGTGCCCAGTAACTACTTGTCTCAATCACCCTAAACACTAAAGGAACGGTCATGCCTTACAAAAACCCAGCCGATCGCGCAGCTTATCCAGCGTACGATCAAAAGCCAGCAGTCAAAAAGAAACGTGCAGCCCGCAACAAAGCCCGCTCGATGCTTGAGAAAGAAGGGCTAGTACACAAAGGCGACGGCAAAGACGTTGACCACAAGAAGGCGTTAAGCAAAGGCGGTGCAACGACACGCAGTAATTTGCAAGTCAAGTCCGCAACAGCTAACAGGTCGTACGCTAGAAAAAGCGACCACAGCATCAAATAAAAAAACCGAGGAGAAACAAATGGAAGTGTGCATACATTGCAACCAAAAAATAAGAAAGTTAAACCCGCACTCAATGTGTAAAAACAAAGTGCGTATGTTGGAAATGTTGGCGCAAGCTGACGACTGGGTATTTGTTCAAGCAGGGCACGGCGCAATCGTTAATAACAGTATGGTGCGCGCACCTTACAGAGCGCAAGCACATTGCAGTGTACTGGTGTGGTTTGGTTTAGCGGAGCATAGTCCCGAGAAACGATCTGGCTTGTACAAAATTACAGAAGCTGGGCACAAGTTTTTAGCTAACGAGTACATGGTTCCTGCAATTATCTGGAGCAGGGACGGGCGTGTTGTAGACAGAGATCAACGGCTTACTGGAATCGACAGCGTAAAAAATGTTGTGTTCAACAAAAACTATTGGGATGCCTACCCCAGTGTTCAAAGACAGTACATAAAAACATGAGAAGCAAATGCAAGTAATTGACAACAAAGCACTTTTATTCAAAACCAGAAACCCTACCAAGTACAACCTAATACCTAAACATAAAGTCCTGTCGGAGAGCAATGGGACGTATGAGATATTGGTTTACTTCGGTATGGAAGAGGTTAAGGTACTACGAAACTTAGGTGTCAAAGATGTACCTTCGCCCATTAGCTACCGTTACAAGTGGCCGGGCAAGTACAAGCCTATGTCACACCAGCGCGATACGTCAGAGTTCTTGACGTTCAACCGCAAGGCGTTTGTATTCAGCGAGCCGGGAACAGGCAAGACGCTGAGCGCTTTGTGGGCAGCAGACTACCTTATGAGCATCGGCAAAATCCGCCGTGTGTTGATACTGTGCCCGCTGTCCATCATGCAGAGCGCTTGGTTGGGTGACCTCAGTAACAGCATCATCCACCGCTCCGCTATCGTGGCGCATCACACACAAGCCTCACGCCGTATCGAGATGGTGCAGCAGGACTACGAGTTCGTCATCACCAACTACGACGGGCTTAACCTGATTGCCAACGAGATCAACAACGACGGTCGCTTTGATTTGGTTATCGTTGACGAAGCGAACGCATACAAGACACCGACAACACGGCGTTGGAAGGCGCTCAACAGCATCATCAAACCAAACACACACCTGTGGATGATGACGGGCACACCTGCATCGCAGTCCCCTGTAGATGCGTACGGCTTGGCTAAGCTGGTTAACCCCAACGGCATCCCCAAGTTCTTTACCGCTTGGCGAGATATGGTGATGAACAAGATCACGATGTTCAAGTGGGGGCCCAAGCCCCAAGCCCCGCAGCTAGTACACGAGGCGTTGCAGCCAGCCATTCGGTTCACCAAGGCGCAGTGCTTGGACTTACCCCCTGTGCTGACCATGACCCGCATAGTACCTTTGACCCCGCAGCAAACGAAGTACTACAACATACTGAAAGAGCGCATGGCTATACAAGCGGCAGGCGAGGCGATCACCGCAGTCAACGCAGCCACCGTGGTATCCAAGCTGCTACAGATTTCATGCGGCGCTGTATATACAGACGACAAGGATGTGGTGGAGTTCGACGCTGGGCCAAGGCTGGCGGTGCTTGAGGAGATTCTGGGTGAGACAGAGCGCAAGGTATTGATCTTCGCATTGTTCCGCAGCAGCATCGACAGCATCTACCACCACCTGCTAAAGAAGAACATCAACACAGAGTGCATACACGGCGGCGTAACACCCAACAAACGTGCGGATACAATCCGCCGCTTTCAAAATGAGAAAGACCCAAGGGTGCTAGTCATGCAGCCCCAAGCATCGGCACACGGGATTACCCTAACAGCCGCTGACACAGTTATTTTTTATGGTCCGTTGATGTCTGTTGAGCAGTACATACAGTGTATAGCCCGTGCCGATCGCAAGGGTCAGAACGCGGATAAGGTAACAGTTATCCACATAGAAGGTAGCCCGATAGAGAAGAAGATGTTCACAGCTTTAAGCTCCAAGGTTGTGGATAACTCTTTGCTTACGCGCATGTTTGAAAACGAAATAAATTTTTAAGAAAGGGTATTGCAAAGCCAAAAACTCATGTACACTTGTCAAACGCTAGACATAATAAGGAGAAAGCAAAATGGAAGAAGACATCATCCCGATGGATAAGTTAGCCCGTATTTATCGCAAGATCAAGACGGAAATTGATACACTGACCAAGGACTATGACACCAAGGTCGAGTTGTTGAAAGAGAAGCAAGACACGCTAAAGTTTGCTATGAAAGATCAGATGAAAGCGCTTGGCGTTAAGTCTGTTCAAACCGAGTTTGGAACCGTGTCCATGATTAACAAGACACGGTATTCGACACAGGACTGGGACTCGTTCAAGAAATTCATAATTGAACATGAGGTGGTTGATCTGCTTGAGAAGCGCATAGCGCAGACCAACATGATTACCTTCCTTGAAGAGAACCCCGGCCTAGTCCCTCCCGGACTAAACGCTTTTTCGGATTTTGAAATCCGAGTAACTAAACCAACCAGCAAGTAAGGAGATTACCATGAGTAATGTAGTAGCATTTAACGCATCGCAAGTACCAGCTTTCGCTCGTAACAACGAGTTGTCCGATACAGCCCGTGCCCTAACAGGTGGCGGTGGTGCATCCGCAGGCAAGCGCATCTCGATTAAAGGCGGCGTGTTCCGCTTGATGTCAGATGGCAAGGAAGTCACATCCATCGAAGACCGCCACTTGGATGTCATCATCATTAAAGCCGCCGCTAAGGTAGGCCGTCAGTTCTACGCTGCTGCGTATGACAAGGATGCCGCTGGTGCTGCACCTGACTGCTGGTCTAACGATGGCGAGAAGCCTGACGCAAGCTCCAAGGCAAAGCAGTCCATCACCTGCATGGCTTGCCCACAGAACCAAGCGGGTTCAGGTACAGGTAACAGCCGTGCTTGCCGCTACCAGCAGCGTCTGGCCGTGGTGTTGGAGAACGACCCAAGCGGTTCAGTGATGCAGATGGTGTTGCCAGCAACATCGGTGTTCGGTAAAGAAGAAGGCGACAAGCGCCCATTGCAAGCGTTCGCACGCTACCTTGCAGCGCAGAACCCTCCTATCAACCCCGAGCAGATCGTGACCCGCATGAAGTTCGACACCAAGTCGGAGTCCCCCAAGCTGCACTTCGCTCCTACCCGTTGGTTGACAGATGACGAGTACGAGATTGTGAAAGAGCAAGCGCAGTCCGCTGACGCTATGAAGGCTGTTGTGATGACAGCCTCGGCAACCGATGGCGCAAAAGCCGCACCTTTGAAGCTCGAAGGCAAGCGGCCTGCAGTGGTGGAAGAGGAAGACGAAGCCCCTGCACCAGCACCCGCACCAAAGACCCGAGCGAAAGCCAAGCCAGCACCTGCGGTGGTGGAAGACGACGACGAAGCCGAAGACACAGCGCCCGAGCCGGAAGTTCGCAAAGCAGCGCCCAAGGCAACAGCAGTGCCAGCAGGTAAGAGCAGCCTAGCCAACATCGTGGCTGACTGGGACGACGAGTAAATAAGTTTCGGGGGGAAAGCGGGAGTCGCCTCGCTCTCTACCAATAAACTGGTGCCGTTCACAAGGAGAGCACCGTCAGTACCCCCACCTAACACTATGGCCTATTCACAGAAAATCATCGACGCGGTAGCTAAGGCACCGAAGACTACGGGGAATCAGCTTGCACGTTGGGCTATCCACTTAGATTTTCCGGTGACGAAGATTGCCTACGCGCTCGGGGTAACACGCCAAACCGTTTACAACTGGTTTGAGGGTAAGGATATTTTTGTCGCTTACCAAAATCGTGCCGAGTTCCTATTACAAATAATGTCCACATCGAAAACAGCAGATGAGGCTTGGAGAAAAATATGCAAAGAATACAACTTGAAACCTTGAGCCCACGCACACTTACCGACAAAGAGATCGTGCACTATGTAACGCTGTACGCTACATCACAGCTACCTGCAGCATGGGTAGAAGAAGTAGTCGCTCGCTTTGCAGCCATCGTAGACAAAAAATAATCCCACCCCAAGGAATCCTATGGACCCGCTTGAATTTATGGCGGCGGTCCTGCCACCTCCCGGTAACGGGCGGTATTGCGTGGCGGAACTGACTAAGAAGAAAGAGCATATCTATGTTACCGATCTGGAAGATGTACGTGCCCCGATAAACCGATGGAACAAAGCAAAGCTGGACATCTACTTTGCGTTGGGTACGTTTGGAGATGACGACAGCCGCGTAGCTGCCAACAGCCGCATGGTCAAGTGCATCGCTATTGACGTTGACTGCAACCACCCGAAGGACATCCCTAACGCTGAAGGCGTGATTACTACCAAGGCATATCCGTCAGCGAAAGCTGCGGCGCATGCCATCATGGACTTCTCTGCCGAGGTTGGCTTGGATGCGCTAGGTGCTCCGTGGCTTATTGCATCCGGCGGGGGTGTACATGCCTACTGGCCTTTGAAGGAAGCTGTGAGCATCGACGAGTGGAAGCCTGTGGCTGAGTCGTTCAAACGCTTGTGCTTGTTTAAGAAGCTGGGCATCGACCCAACGGTGACGGGTGACGCTTCTCGTGTGTTGCGTGTGCCAGCAACAATTAACACGGGGTTCAAAGCCAAGAAGCAGGTGCGCGGCGAAACCAATGTGCGCTTTATGAATGAGGGCGATTACTTTTCGCTTGACGACATACGCGACTTGTTGGAATCCCAGTTGATCGGTACAGCGTTCGAGTTGAAGGTGCAAGCGAAGCCGAGCATGGCGCTGGCACTACCCGGACAAAGACCTGCGCAAGCAGTCACGACTTCGACGGTGCAGTTATTCCCAAACAGCGTAACGAAGTTCAGCAACATATTCAAAGCGACTAAGGCTGGTAAGGGTTGCGGGCAGTTGGAGTTCTATGCCACTCATGCAGGTGATGACGGTATGGAACCGCTGTGGCGCGGCATGCTTAGTATTGCTCAGAAGTGCGCTGACGGTGAGAAGGCATCGTTGTGGCTCAGTAGCCTGCACCCCTACGACGAAGACAGGATGCGTACGAAATTGGCTGAGATCAAGGGGCCATATCCATGCACGAAATTTGACTCAGAGAATCCCGGCATCTGCACTAATTGCCCGCATTGGGGGAAGATTACAAACCCCTTGATGCTAGGCCGTGAAGTAGCGCTGGTGACTGAGGAGAAGCAGATCGAGGTGATAGCCCCCGGAGTTGCAGAAAAGGTGCGCAACGTCTTGCGCCCAGAGGCACCCAAAGGTTACGCCTACGGTAAACACGGCGGGATTTTTGCAGAGAAAGAATCCGAAGGGCCGGACGGCACGGTAGATAAGCGTCAGGTCTTGCTGCTGTCTTACGACTTGTTCCCTGTGGACATCCTTGTAAGCAATGGTGAGCATGTGATTCATATGCTGGCGCTTCGCCCCGAGGGAGCGCAGACAGTAACCGTAGCCCAGAAAGCCGTCGTCAGTAAAGACGACACCATGAAGAGCCTCGCTAACCAAAACGTGATTGCATCGTTTGGCGCGGGGAATGACCAAAACCTATTTTCTTATGTGAGAGCGAGTGTAGAAAAAATGTCAACAGAAAAAGCACCAACACGAGTACCCGATAGCTGCGGCTGGCAGAAGGACAACACCTTTGTGTACGCAGGGAAAATCTATTCCCCCAACGCAATGCCTGTAACCGTACCTATGGCGGGATTAGAAAACATTGTCAACAACACGCAGCCCACGGGCAGCATACAGGGTTGGCGCAATGTGATTGATATGCTTATCAAGCATAAGCTGTGGGATCAACTGGCGATCGTCTTGGTGGGCGCTGGCGCTCCGCTGATGAAGTTCACTGGCATCTACGGCATGACTTTCCACTGTGCGTCAACGTACTCAGGCACGGGTAAGTCCTTGGC